ACAATATGAATAGTATGGGAGGAGCGGTTGCTGTCGAGAATAGTGGCGGTAAGGCCTTCTTTTACGCCTGTAGGTTAGGTTTGCACTGCGGCAAGGTTGCTTCGGCTGGCACAAAGAAACTTAAGGCTGTGTTGAAAGGACAGGAATACCAATATGGCACGCTAACCAAGATAAGCGTGTTCAAGAACCAGTTGCCTGTTCCGTATAACATAACCTATGAGGGAACAATGTGTTGTGTGCATAACGGAATCATCGCTGAGGACGAACTTGATGCCTACAAGAAGAAGTACATCCCCTTAATATTCGAAAGGATGAAGCAAGCGGACGAGAACGGTGTACTGAAGAATGCAAGTGTGGATGATATCCAATTCATTGAAGAGGATGTGGATTAATTGTTTGGAAGTAAATAGGTGACCGAAAGGTTGCCTATCACTTTTTTTAGCAATAATATAGCAGTTGACACAAATAATTTGGTCTCACGTTATATTTATTGTAGAACTATAGATAAATTAATATGGAGAATTTGACTATTTTGTGGTTGGATGACCAACGTGACCCGTATAAATATTTAAACACCAAAAGTACATCTGCTACTTTTGCACGCAATAAGAAGTTTTATGATGATTTGTTAAAAAACTATAATGCTAACTTTGTATGGGTTAAGAATTTATATCAATTTATTGATTATATCGAAAAGAATGGTATTCCTCAATTTGTGTCATTTGACCATGATTTGAATAATCGTGGTGGTGGTGAGGGGTTAAGTGATGAGCAAAAACTTAATAATAATGGTGTGAACTGTGCCAAATGGTTGGTCAATTATTGTAATAAAATGGGAGAACCGTTACCAAAGTTTTATGTTCATTCGGCAAACCCAAAACACGGACCTGAAATCAATAGAGTCTTGACTAGCGAGAACACTAAAAAGAAAAGAATTATAAGATTAACAGAAGACGATTTTATGAAGACCAAAACGTTTCTCAAAAAGAACATATCACTCAAGGAGGATACAGAGAAGAATTATGCGGCTGACACAACATCTTCAAATGCTACGGCTAGTGAAATAGTTAATAAGACGAAACAGGAGCACAGTGATGCAGATGCCGTTACCATCCCTGGTAAGGAGATTGACGGTAGTACAAACTCGCAGGTAACAACTGTTGATGTAAATAACAACCCTCAAGAGTTGCAGAAGGCACAGAAAATAGCTCAAACAATGCAGTCTCAAGGTCAGGATGTGGAGTTTAAAGTTAATTTGAAGAATGAAAGTGTTATTCGTGAGAGCGTGACTTTCACAAAGAGAGAATTAAGTAAATTTTTGAGGACTTTCTAAAAGTATGCATCTTCCCGAATTCATATTACGCGAGGTTAACAATATTAATACATCCCTTGGGGACAACGCTATTTTTGGGGGTGATACCATACAACTGACATCCAAGTTATTGCAGGACAGATATAGGCAAGTAATAACAAGGGTGGAAGAATTATTTGGATATCTTCCAACAGTAGATGAGGCCAAAACAAGACTCAGCAGGTCTATCGTGAGTGCACAGAAGGCAGAACAGCCCATAAAGAACCAATTGGAAGGACTATGTGAGTCAATGGTTAATCGAATCTTGGCCATACCACAGGAAACAATGCTGATAAATTGTGAATTGGTCAAGAAGATTAATCCATACCATGAGTTAAGGGTACTTCCCGAACAAGATAATGATGATGATGATGATGATGATGATGACCGTACATTTTCGGATGTTATGGATGAGGATTTTGCCAATGAGGTTATTCTGAAGCGCAGGGCAATAGACAGTCTGGTTCAGGGAATCTCATATCTTTTTATGACGGCCACTTATGATGCAGATGAAATACATGAGTGGTCTGATGAGTTGCCAGACTTGTATGAACAAATCATTGCTTTGAATGACTATCTCCTGTTTTCTGAAAAAGAGGATATCAGTGACAAAAATCCGATGTTAGGGGCGTATGTGGCAACTCATATCGGGAAAAGTGACGAAAAGAGTGTAATAGATGCTCAAGGCCTCGTATATCCCTTACTATTGGAAGAGACGTATCGTGGGATTTTTGAGGTTTTCGCCACGCATGGTTTGCCCAATGACATCAAGGAGGCAAAGTATGTTATAAGAAGGGCTGATTTCTTGGTGGCAGAACCTTGGGACTTAAGGATTGGTGTCCCTTTGTGGCAAGAGGTTGACAAGTGTCTTGATAACAATGTCGACTCTACAATCTATCCTTATCTATTCTCTTCGATTGTCAGTATGGATGATGTTGATTTCAATGAACTCTTCCAAATGATATTTACGGATAAGGAAGAGGCTAAACAGCAGTTTGAAGAACTTGTGGTGGAGATTAAGCATGACAAGGAATACCAACTCTTCAAGTCGGACATTGCAAGGTTCAATTTGGAAAAATCAGTAATATCCGATGGTGATGACATTGAACCAGAGGAAATAATTTCAGAAGAAAAATAAGAATAATGAAAAAGATTCAGATATCAGAAGGGAAACTCCATTCAATTGTGAGGGATGCTATTAATGAAGCTGTTGCAAAGAAAACCATAATCAACAGGTTATATAGGATAGTAGCCCCTTTTACGCATTGTTTATACCATGATGATGTTTGGCAAGGTGTGAACGAGATGGTCAGCGCATTACGTGATGCTGGTTACAATGTGACAGTGAGTGTGGATAACGGTGGTTATCGTAACTCTCTTGGGGGAAACAGTTTGTTCGTTGGAGATGATACTGTCAGTTATTGGAAGGAATATAATCTGGAGATTCCTGTAGAGGATAGGGTTATATATGGTCGAATATGCTGCCATGCGGCAGGAACGGTAGAGGACCCCTTCTCTGCATATGACCAAACCTGCACATTCTGGTAGAGAATAGTCAAAGATTGCGAATATTTTTCTAAAAATGGAACTATTTATAAGTAAGAAATATGGTTCCATAAATGATTGACCAGAAAGAATTCGCGCAAGACTATATTACATCTTACGCAGATAAATCGAGGATATATTTCATAGAAAAATATCTTAGCACTTTCGACGGTACGGAAGGGCGTGATGTTCCATTCCTTTTGTTTCCAAGACAAAAGGTTTATTGTCATGCGTTGGCTGAGAGTGAAAAGGTTGTTTCCAAGAAACACAGACAGTGCGGTATCAGTACGGTCAGTTGTGCATGGATAACAGGTGAATTAGTCTTCTCAAAACCAGATTCACCTGAAACTGTACTGTGTTTGGCCAACAAGAAAGAACAGGCACAGGAATTGCTTAGGAAGATTGTAACATTCCTTGAACAAGTCCCAAGACAATTTTGGGGTGATGAGTATTATTCCCCAGACCCAAAATCAGAAAAGAATACCAAGAGCATTTTTCTTAAGAACTCCCAAAGTTACGTTGAACTTTTTAATGGCTGTAAGATATATTGTAGGGCATCCAGTGAGAATGCTGCCAGAGGTATCAGTAGTGTTTCTATTGTCATTTTCGACGAGGCTGCCTTCATAGGTAGTGATAAGAAAGGCCTTGCAATGGCAACCTATTCATCGGCAATTGCATGTACGAGTAGTGTTGCATCAAGGAAGATTATCATGGTTAGTACACCTAACGGCAAGGATGAACTTTACTACAACACCTATAAACAGGCCATAGAGAAGAAGAACGGCTATGTAGTTGTTGAATTTAAGTGGTTCCAAGACCCACGATACAACAGATTCCTGCGTTGGCACAGGAAGAATGAGGCGACTGGTGAAGAGGAATGGATTAACGAGGAAACTCTTGACGAAGTCGGTAGGATAGAGTTCAATATGGAAAGGTGGGCTCAATTGGAACGTGAGGGATGGAAACCGACATCGCCTTGGTATGTTTCAATGTGTCAAGCCATGAACAACGACCCGATGAAGATTGCACAGGAGTTGGATGTGTCTTTCTTGGGTTCGAGTGACAACGTTGTTCCAGCAGAAACCATTGAGACTATTCGCACATCAACCGTCATTGACCCACTCGGTGATTATGGTGACCCACTTGAACCAGAAACTTGGTTCTGGAAGACTCCAATTGAAGGTCATAGATATATTTTGGCTGTAGACCCATCTAAGGGTTCATCGGATGATAGGACTTCTATTCAGGTGATTGATGCGGACGGTACTGACGAATATGGAATGCCGTTCTTGGAACAGATAATGGAGTATAATGGGCGTGTCTTGGGTGATAAACTTGGAGACATGGCTTACAAGTATGCTACATTGTATAACAATGCCTTTATTGTTGTGGACGGCACAGGTGGTACTGGTGATGCATGTTTGTTGAGGCTTAAGAACTATTGGGGTTACAAGAATCTTTATTACGATGACCGCGTGATGAAGGATTATCTCAAGAAAGTGGAACGTTCAACAGAAAAGTATGCTGAAAGAATGCCTGGTTTCCATTTTCAAGGCAACAGGTTCTCTCTCTTGAGGAATTTTGCCAACATGGTTATTGATGGCTCTTTTACCATACATTCCATCCGTCTTTGTAACGAACTTGATACTTGGGTGTTCAAGAACGAAGATGGCAAGATGGACCACATGAGCGGCGCACACGACGATAACATAACATGCTGTGCTATGGCTCTATTCATCTATAAGTTCTCATATCAGAAACTCGAAGCAACAAAATCAAGGGATGCGGCAATTCTTGCTGGATTCATGAGAGGTGGTGGTTATCAAGCAAATACTTCTCATATAGAATATGGTCAACCAATAACTCCTAAGAAACATGCGATGCCTTTTTACAGCAGTAATGCGTTTAGGAGAGACGGTAAAATATCCAAGATTGAAGAGAATATACGTAATCCGTATGTATGGTTGATGGCAAGCAAACGATGATATTTTTTAGAAAAAATCCAATTTCCAGCTATATATTATATATAACCAGTTTTAAACACTTAAGGAATCCAAACTAATGGCGAACAGACTATATACCACATTCCAGAACATGTCTAAGGTTTTTAATGGAGCATGGACTACTTCCAATGGGATAGCAGATACAACTCCAGAACCAAAGCCAGACGAGGTGTTATTCACCACAACCAATCCAATAGAGTATCAAGAAAAGAAACTTGAACTACAGCAGAACAAATACCTTCAGAACAGGTGGATTAGGGCTAACCAAAATTTATCCTTGAGTGCTTTTGCAAACCTCAGTAACATTAAGTTGATGTATAGGGATGCCGACCTTATGGATTCATACCCAGAGATTGGTGCAGCCTTAGACTTATGCTCTGAAGAGAGCGTACAACCGAACCCTGATAATGGTGGGCAGATAGTCAATGTAAGTTCTAAGTCAGACCGTATCAAGAGCATTCTTGAGGATTTGTTCGTCAATAGGCTCAACCTTCAGATTACCAGTCAAATGGTTATTAGAGCCATGTGTAAGTACGGTAACCAGTTCATGTTATTGGACATTGACAAGGATTTAGGTGTCAAGGGTTGGAGACAATTGCCCGTTGGCGAGGTGGAAAGGATAGAGAATGGTATCATGAATCCTTATGGCGGTGCCCAGAGTGTCAATATGGCCACTACAAACCCAAACAGTGATACTTCAACCAAGTTCTATTGGCGAAGTGAGACTGGAGGCGATTTGGTGGCCTTTAGAAACTGGCAGATAGCACATTTCAGACTTTTGCACAATTCAATGTTCCTCCCGTATGGTGTGTCTATGCTAAGTGCTGCGAGAAGGCATTTTAGGATGCTTGCGCTCATGGAGGATATGATGTTAATATACAGGCTGGAGCGTTCAATGGAAAGGCGTGTATATAAGATATACGTCGGTGCTCTTGATGACGAGGACATTCCTGGGTATATTGAACAGATTGCCAACCAGTTCAAGCGCACACCGATTGTCGACCCTCTGACAGGCCAATTGGATTTAAGGAAAAACATTCTGTGTGCACAGGATGATTTCTTTATCCCGACCCGTTCAGAGAATGCATCCAATCCAATTGAGACATTGGCTGGTGCAAAGAACCTTGATGCCATTGATGACATCAAGTACATACAGAAGAAGGTATGTGCTGGGTTAAGGATTCCACAATCATTCCTTAATTTTGAAGAGGCTACTGGTGACGGTAAGAATCTTGCATTGATGGATGTGCGTTTTGCAAGAACAATCAACACATACCAGCAGGCATTCCTAATGGAGTTGACCAAGGTTGCAACAATTCACTTGTATATTCTCGGTTTTGAGGATGACCTTACCAACTTCACCTTGAGTATGAATAACCCCAGCACTCAAGCAGAGCAACTTGACCTTGAGAATCTTCAGAAGAAGATTTCGATAATCAGAGACGCAGTCTCAGACCCTGGGGGTGGAATTCCCGTTTTGTCAATGCAGGAAGCTTGGAAGCGTATCATGAAGTTTAGTGACAACCAGATTAAAGACTTGCTTAATGAGATTCGTCTTGAAAAGGCTCTGTCAGCAGAATATGAGAAGACCTCACAGATAATCAAGCGTAGTGGAGTGTTTGATACGGTTGATAGGATGTACGGAGAACCTGGGGCAGAGTATCAAGAGGATGCAGGCCCAGGAAACAGTCCAGAGGGAGGCGCTCCTGGGGGCGGCGGAGGCGGCTTCGGCGGAGGTTTGGACGACTTGGGAGGTCCCGACATGGGAGCCCCAGAGGAAATTCCTGGTGAAGAAGAGTCTGAGC